TCGCTTACACCACGGAAGGGTTCGGCCTGTCCGATCAATGTGCTACGCGCTCGTTTGCCTCCTCGCCAAAGATCTGTCGGCGTTGGAATGTAGGGATTCTCGATCGTGTTGCGAAGTGCCGTTGCACCGGTCATTTCACCTACCATGGCCGGGACCGCAGACAGAGGAACTTCTGGTTGTGGCTGAGACGGAGGCAACATGGCGGAGATCTGTGCCGCCCGACGATTCGCTGCATCGTACTGCGCGGCCTTCTCCTGGGGAGTGCCTTGGGCTGGCAAACGTTGCGCTATAACCTCTTGTTCCGGTAGATGAAAAACTGGAGCGCCACCACGGAATGCTTGCGTTTCGCCCGGGGAGAGGACAGCGCCTTTAGGAGGCCCTTGGCGCTCGTAGAGAACCGACCCTTCCCCTACGCCTCCCCCGGACGGAGCCCCTAGTTTCTCCCGAATCGAAAGCTCTTGCAGCATCGGGACGAGGGCGCTGAGTTGGTCAATCTCCTGTTGAACAGGATCTACCGCATCACTTTTTGCCACTCTGTTTCGCTCTCAATTCGTCGAGGCGCTGTTGAACTTGTTGGAGCAATTTGCCAGCATCCATTTGACCGGATGGAGCAAAGTTCGACGCACCTGGCGCTGATGTTCCAGCCGGCGGTGGAGTCCCAGAAGGTTTGCTTTCGAGTGGTTGATAGTCCCACGGTTTGAACTGCCAATCCCACCCCTCGGTCTTGTGAATGTCGTCGAGTTCTCTTCCAATCTGCATCAATTCATTGTAGTAGGCGCGGTTTTTGGCTTCTTTCTGTTCCGGCGTCAGAGAGGGTTTTGTCCAATCCTCTACCGCTGGCGAGGGTTTCTTGAGGTCCGTTATTTCCTGTTCGATCACGCGCTGCCGGTCGGTCAATTCCCTTGCGCGTTTGAGATTCGCCATTGTCTGTTGAGTCTTGAGGAGCGCTTCCGCATTTTTGAATTGACCAGCCCCCGGCTCAGAAATGTGTTCGTACCTCGTGTGCTTGTTGCCGTATTGATCGGCCTCGATGATCTCGCGCATATAAACGCCGTCAGGACCTTGGAATGGTTTGTTGCTTATCTCTCCCCAATGCTGTCCGGCCCCGCCTGTTGAAGGATTTCTCCGAATCTCTTGGCCCGTTGGCGTAACGAGCATTCCACCTTCCGGAAGGATCTTCGTGTTTGGTTCGGCAAGCGCACGTCCGGCTGTATAGGCTTGTACCGGTTCCACCCCTCCACCTTGTACCGCTTGAAGAATGTCCTCAATCCCCACCGGTGGAGGAGTCGGGAATGCCGCCTGATCCGTTTCCATTGGCATCGGAGAACCGGTTGGATTGGCAACCATGTGCGTCATAACGTCGGCTTTCTTGCGGCCCTGAGAGATCTTCGTTCGGAGATCTTCAAAGGACTTGGCTCGGTTCCTCTCGCGAAGAACAGACGCTACATTGTTGCCGATCTGATTGACGGACTGTTGGAAAACTTGAAAGTCATTCCAGTTTGGCATTTCATTCTCCCTATGGTACTGGCGCTGGTGCTGCCGCTGGTGCTGCCGCTAATGCTGGTGCTGCCTGTGAAGCCGCCCCCAAGATCGCCATGAAATAATCGCTGAATGTCGGAGATTCCCCGCCTCGCTGGAAGCCTTGGAACCCTTGCGTCCCACTCATCATGCTCTGCATGATCTGTGAAGCAAGAGCCTTTTTCTTCATCTCCATCTCAGGACCAAGCTGGAGAATATCTTTCAGGAACCCGCCGGCGAAGTTCTCCTGTCCAAGTTGGGCCTGTCCCTGCGCCGCGTTCAAACCGGATTCGGCTTGCCCCTGCGCTTGTGCGAATTGTCCCTCGATCGGAAGCATACCGGCCTCCGGAGAAGCGGTCCCGTAACCTTGTCTTGTGGCAGCGGAGGACATGGCCTTTGCCCTTCCCGTCGCAAGAGCTTGTCGCATCCCCGTTCGCATCGGATTGAATACTCCTGACACGTCCCTCCGAATCCCATAGGTCTTTTCGATATCGGGGAGTGTCTGTGTCTTGAGAAACGGATTGTCGAGCCCGTAGACGTCCGTACCAGCCTGTTGTGTAACGTGGCCGAACAATCGGTAGACATCCTCAGCCGACGGTGCGTTATCACCAGTGAACAGCGACATTCGGGGATCGTAGTTTGGCGTGACGTAACCAAGTTGAGGTTTCCACCCCTTCAATCCACCGGTGTTCTGAATTGGATTCGATGTCGGCATGGCTTATTCCCTCTCCGCTGTTGTTAAACTCTCGACCACTTTCAAAACATCCTCCGGAAGAACAAACGCTTCCGGATCCGCCGTACAATCTTCCCAGAAGGAAAATTGGTTCTTCCGGTAGTAGGTTGGTCCCCTCGTAAGGTTCCTGTTCTCAGGATAACCGAAAATCCGTGGATCACTCGGACCCCAAAGCACAATCCCTGGCTTCCTCAAGTGGTGCGCGAGGTGCGGCAGGAACGAATCTACTGAGATCCAGAAATCCGACTCGACCACCAACATCGAAATCTCACTTAAGGTCAAACCCTTGTGGAAGGTATCCACGAGAGGTTTTTCGCCCTCCAGACCGATCTGCACAACCGTATGGCCTAGATCCTCAAGTGCCTTGACCAACTGCGGCCAGTACGGGTAATCCTTTGGATTCGGCATCCCCGTTGTCCGCAAAGGTTTCGCGTATGGAGCGATCAAAACCAAGATACATCTCCCTGTATGCGTCGATGATGTGGCCCGTCCATTTTCGGTCGGCCATCCAGTTATACACGTTCTCGTCAGAAAATCCTAGCGCTTTTTCATACGGAATGAGGTGGACCTTCTCCTCATCCTCAAATACTTGTGGGAAAACGGTTCCTATAACCAATAGGTCGTAGTGGTTACGGAGATCCGGCAAGATGTTCTTGAAGGCGAGGACATCTCCCATGCCGGTTCCAAGATGGATCAGTCGAACGCGAAATTCCTCCGCCATAAGGCGCATGAATTCTTTGTGATCGTAGGCGTAGGCCCACTTGTTATCTGCCTGGCGCGTCCCACCATCGGGATTCTTGAGATGATAGGTGACGATCGAAGTGTCAGCGATCAACTTGTAGCCGGCCCGTTTCATCCGGTGGGTGAAAATCGTCTCTTCGTGATAGGCCACACGACTCATATCCGTTTTGTAGTGAACAATGCCGGCCCTGTAAAGGAAGGAACAGTACAGAAAATCAACCTCGCGCATGCCTTGATTCGGAGCCCACTGGATATTCCCACCGTCAAAGAAATCTTGGATCTTCGATGTGCCACCGGTGACGATCCTGTCAGGTTGATAGACCGCGCCGCCTACGGCTCCAACGTCGTCGGCCATGTGCGCGAGGAGCCTTTCCAGTACGTCCGGTTCCGCAACACAATCATCGTCCATGCGCCACACGAAATCATACCCGGCGATATTCGAAAGCTCATGTGCGCGGTGCTGGCCCTCTTTGTCTGTGAAGATCACCTCCCATTCAATGCCTTTTTGCGTGAGGAGAGGAAGCATGTAGCGCCCGACCGCATGCTTACGTAGATCGTCGTGATCTCCGTCGTCGTAGATATGGACCTTGTCGGGCTTAACCGTCTGCATCATCACGGATTGCAGGGCGAACATGAGAGAATCATACCGGTAGGCCGTTGGGATACAGCACAATACTCGTTTTCGGTCCTTGTACGTTTTCCCCTGCTCCCAAACCATAACCATGAGGTTCGCGATCTCTGTTGTCGGAAAACTTTCGATCGCACCATTCATGTGCATGTACCGGTATTCGAACTGCGCGAAATCAGCCTCCCTAAGCCAATGGAGGAGATGGTGCGGACCCCAGAAGCCAGGAGGTTCACGGTACGGCGTTGTGAGAATCACCTTCTTTGCGTAAGTCTTGAGTTTTTGGGCGATCTCTCGACCGTTCTTGACATGCTCCAAGACTTCGAACGCGATAATCACATCCCAACGTTGCCCGTTTGCTTGTTCGAAGAATTTGTCGATCGTAGACCAGACAAATTTCCGTCTGGAGGAGGCAAAGTTGGATTTGGCGTATTTGATGATCTCATGCGAGTAGTCAACGCCAGTGTACCGAATATCCTCCGGTAGGAAGCGAATACCAAAGCCAGATGAACACCCGAGTTCCAGCACCCGATCGCCTGGCTTGATGTATTGGGCTGCGAATTTGTACCGAGCAATCTCCCGAGCATAGATGTCCGGATCAATCGGTTCCTTTGAACCGAGTACCGTCCGCTCCCAATTATTTCCGTATTTTTGCTGATCTTCTGTCATAGGTCACCAGCCGCCCAATCACTCAGTCGAACAGCGCTCGTTGCGTATGCAGCAAGGCCTGCCTTACCTGTGGCGAGACGCGAATTGGCGTCAGTTGTTTGCCCAATCTGTCCGCCATTCTTGTAGACGGTAATAACGTAACCGGAGATTGTGGCTTTTAACGTATCTCCCGCAATCAACCCTGCGGTTGAAATTGTGTACCACTCCGAACTTGATCCGCCATTGTTGTAGAATACTCCAACATAGACCTCGTTCGCATAGGCATCAAATACGATGTAGTAAAAATTACCGTTTGCGTCGGCGCGAAGTGCCACACCAGCGTTGTCGTACTGACCATCGGGCAACGTTGGGATCTTGACCTGTGCGTATTGATTCGCAGCAAACGTACCGGCTGAGTAGAAGCAACCATTGAACTGACCGTTGGTTGTCGGCGTTGCTCCGTTCGCATCCGTGTTGAAATTGTTCGCCGCGACCGTCCAATTCGCGCCAAGTCCGGACCCCACGCGCTTGAGATCGTCCGTGTAACCACCGTCGGCGACAGAATTATACCCCTGCATCCGAAGGCCGGAGTTTTGTCTGCCTAGTATGAAATCCAGAACTGTCACGATGAGTACTCGTCAATAATAATCATTCCAGGAGAACCGGCCCCACCAGATCT